AGTCTTCTGGTAGTACATCAACATCCAAATATTCCAAAAGATCATTCGTATCCTTACATTGAATATTTTTAGGAAACACAAAACAAGTTTCACCCATATTCAAAAGAGTATCGGTCTTCTTCCTACCCGTTGGATCAATCCAATAATTATCAAGTGACCAAATAATCTTTTCGTACTTTTTATGAACTCGTGATATAAACATCTTGCTGACATTGGCTCCACAAGTTGATAAGCCCTGGACTCCAAAAGCCAATGCACTTAAAGTTCCTTCGGACATATAAACAGTCTTAGCCTTATCGGCTCTCCATAAACCAAATATAGGCTTTGGAATATTATCTATTCCAGCAGTCGTGTCCTTGAGAAATAGATACTTTTCCTGCTTGGCTTCCGCCATCTTCGAAGGCATTAATAACCTTCCCTGGATATGAAGAAGAATTTGCTTCTTCTCATCCCACATCGGAATACCTATATACCCTCGTAGCGGACCCTCAAAGAAGAAAAAGAAATCTTTCCAAGATTCTTCCCTAACTCGCCTTGATTCCAAATACTCTATGGATTTTATACGACATTCTTCCTTGGCAGAATGCTTTTGCTTCTTAGCCAAAGCAAATGAGTTATCCTGAAGATAACACCTAAGTTTCATGTCGATTTCATCTCTTAGATCGTCAACGGTTTCTGTTTGCTTAGGCTTCTGCATGAAAGACCCGTCTCTAATGGTCTGTATGACATATTCCTTAAGCTCTTCAATGTATTCTGGATATTCATCCTTGAGAAACAATGTAAATCCGTTTGAATATCCACAGTTGTGACAATATACATGGTAGTGATCACCATACTCCCTCAAATACATTCTCTTCTTATGGTCAGAACACAGTGGGCATCTGCCCCGATGTAGAAACGCATTAGATGTCTTTACCACTTCACAGTCTGGTATGATACGGTAAAATATAGCTTGTATAGCATAAGAGGGAGGTTTATTCATATCACTTATCACATTATATAAAGATTAACAAAAAATCAACAGGAGTGATTAGCTCCTATGTTGCTTGAATTTATGAATTATACTATATAAACGCTTGTCTTTATGAGGGACTACATCAATCTTCTCATCAAGAATTTTAGACACATCGTTGGAGTCGATGACTTCAATAAGACCCCACTTTTGTAGAAGGTATGTTATAGTACAGCGACGGAGGGAATCAACATTACTAAATGTTGAAGGCTTCCCCTGCAATGCAAACATTTCCTTGAAGTGACAAATTGTATATTCACTTCCACCAGCAACTTCAACTTTTCGACAATAACATGATGGATATATTATTTTTTCTTTATGATTAACAACACCCATTCTCTCAAGAGTTTCACATACCAATGCATAATCTTTAACAAGATTTACCTTAATCCCTATTGTTGCGGGATCTAGCACTGTTTCTTCATTACTCATAGATTCTCCTTATTATTTACTTAAACCACCGAACTGCTTTGAAACTTCTTCGGACCACTTTTTTCCATGCATATCTAAGTACATAGCCGCCTCACGACGGTTGCACTCATAGTATTTCATTATATTATCAATCTCAGGATTTTCCATCACTGAAGATTTAATATAACCAAAACGAGTGGTACAAGTTGGAATGAGTTTTATCATCAACTTGTAAAACTGTTTTTTACTTATAGATTTTTGACCCCGAATATCGTGTAATCTATTGAGATAGTCGCAATATGTTATAAGAGACGGATTCATTGATAAGTATCTTACTATGAAAAAAGCATTGAATTCTTTTTCATAAACAGGGTCATCTAACAAAACGCCAGTCTTACCGACTAGAATATCATCTATAATATCCCAAATCTTAGTTGACTTTTGTTTCTTCTTTAGTCCTTCACGTTTTGCCATAAACAGTTTTAATTTTTACTCCCCTGATGTTGGTATCTTGGATGCTTCCATTATCCGTCTCATACTATTCATGTCAACCCCCACATCATTCATACTAACATCCGTAAGACCGGCTGATACTTGTTGCTCTCTTGGCAGAGTCTTGAATTGTTCGACTTGCTGATTAGCTCTTCTCTCGGCGGCTTCCATAGCATCATCTACGGCGGAAGGGTCATGATGTCTATGTCTAGGGACGGCGGTTGCTCTAACGGCTGCCATATTTTCGGCAAGTTCAGGATCGGAATTAGGGTCGCCTCTATATACCTTCGGCTCTTGCGGTGGTTTTGGTGCCGCTGCTGCTTGTTGTCCCATTGCAGTCATCATCATTTGCATCATAGCAAACATAGGATTAGGCTGTCCATTTGGAAGGGTAGGACTCATCATAGCTGCCATTGGATTTGCAGGGTCAACAGCCTTAGCTTCGGCTGGGATTTCCGATATTTTTGGAGTATCGTTTTGATTTGGAGGAGTAATTGGAGCGGGTATATCACGAGGGTTCATCGGAATAACTTCTTCAGGATTACTTGGATTTAGTGTCTGTGATGGTGGGGTTGCTCTCTGCCCAGGTGCCCTCTGTCCCTTGTTAAGAGGGATATAACTCCAGAAGTAGTTGCGCTCATCCATTAGGGGGATTATGCTCTTCAATGGAGTTACCGTAAGCGAGTATTGAATCTGATTAAGAACTGCGGGAGTTCTGGCAAAGGATCGTAAAACGATTTCTCTTGCCTGATCGGGAGTAACTGCATATACAAAATAAAAATTCTTTAGACCGCCCTGCAAGCCACGGTCTTTAACCTCTGGACGATTGGTAGTGTCCAAAACGACTAAATATCTCTCACTCATGGATAATACTCCTTGTTCATTATTATATACTGGTTTTTCTTTATTGGAAATTTCTTTTTTAGTCTCAACAATGGACTTCATGGTCAGTGGCGGATCACTTACTGGTTTATTATGACGAATGCCTATGAGAGAATCTATAGAAGTATCGTCAATACTCTCTTCTTGTTTTTTCGGTTTAACCGAGAAGAATTTTTTCAGTGACCCAAACACAAGATATCATAACTCCATTATTATTTTAAGTACAGTGGATATAAAATTTACTTCCAAGTCAGCCATGTCGGCTTGAGCTTTCATACCTTCGGCGGCATATATCATTATAATAGGAGCTTTATCTTCCGAAAGCTCTTCTGCCCTATCAAATATAACTCTGTATAGCGAATCGTAAGTATCAGTACCACATACCTGAGAGCGAATCTTCTTCCAATCCTTTTCTTTTATTAATTGGATAAGAAGATCGTGATTTGTTGACGACAGCTTTGAAGTATCTACTTTGAACACTCCACCAATGGTAAACTTTGATAGTCCACCAACAACACTTCTAATATCAGGGTAGTATTGGTTTATAATGTACTTGATGTCTCTTACAAAGTTTACACAAGTAACTCCCTCAGTATCAAGAATGTACTTGCAACGCTTCGCTACATCATTCTTAGAGATGTTTTTGAAGTCAAACTTTTGACACCTTGACTCAATCGCCTCTGGTATTTTACCGGCATGATTTCCAGTGAGGAAGAATCGGGCAGACTCCATGTACTCTTCCATGACCCCACGGAGGGCTTGCATGGTATCATAAGTCATGTTATCAACTTCGTCAAGAATAACGATTTTAATTCCACTTTCATCCCAAGTCATAGTAGAACAAAAATTGACTATATCATTTCTAAGAGTATCAATACCACGCTTCTCAGAAGAATTGATAACCATAACCTCCTGGGTTATAGCTCTGGCGATGATTTTGGCACAGGTCGTTTTACCAACGCCAGGACTTCCCACAAACAAAAGATGAGGAGGATCTTTCTTTTCTATGTATTCACGAAACTTGATCAACATGTCCTCATCACCAACAACATCTTCGATCTTTGAAGGACGATACTTTTCTATCCATGGTATTTTTGGCATAAACGGTTTCCTTATATCTTAGTACAAGTGTATGGGCTTAAAACGAGTTTCCATAATGGAATATCTGTCTTATCATGTCTTATATCTGGTAAAATATATTTGTTCACACCCGTTGGATCGGTTTTTATCTCATATACTTCAACATCATTACCCTTACTATCTAAGTAAGCGAGTCTGAAAAAATGATACTCGGAAAACGATTCTCTTATAGTGTTTTTATCATCTAGATAAAAAGATATAACCGCTTGATCAAGATCAAATTGTATAGAAGATATTAAACTTGTAACAAGGGCTTCGTCATAATCACCGATAATAACTCTGAATAGATAACAACGCAAATCCAGTAAATGAGGTAATTTTGATTGGGTATTGAAATTGGTTACAATTGGAACACCGCTTATTGCAACCCCACTCCCCAATGTGTTTGACGATGTAAATTGAGCATTAGTCCAACTATTCGGATTTATAGTAATACCCGGCATAGAAGATGTATCTATGGTATGTTTACCAATGTATTTGCGGACTCTTGGTAATTTAACTTTAATAGTTTTAGTTGAGCGTTTAGGCACTGTTTACCTTATCAAAGGGGTTACTGAGTGGAGAATGTCATAATATTCCGTCTTGTTTAAGAACACGACTCCCTTCTCAAGCAATGAAACTTCAAAAGTTCCGCTCTTAGACATTACAACTGGTTGAATCTTATCCTTATCGACAACAATTCTAAATTCTTTTTCTATCGAATTGGCAGGTAGGGTAACTTTGAAATTGTTATATCGTTTAAACTCTTTATTTGTAACCGCTACTGTTACAGTTTTTGTTTCCACATTACCAGTGAATATAATATGCTCTTGCTTAAGAAGTGCCATAGCATTCATAAACTGCTTCAATTCAGAATTCCATGTAAAGGTAGCATCTGGTTTAAAAGCAAGTCCATTTATCTTTGACCCAGGTGCCCTTAAAGTATCTTTAGCAGAGCATCCGTAGAAGATGAACTTATTAGATCCATTATCAAGTGCAGCCATTTCTTCAGTCAATTTAAGGGAAAATCCATCTTCAAAAATCTTTACAATTCCAGAAAACTCGGATAGGTTATGAATACCAAACTGGAACTTTTCAGATATCGTTTCAAACCCTTCGAATAACTTTTGCTTATAGTTAACTATAACAAAGTTCGACTGATTGCCAGTTTGGGTTCCAATATTAAGAGTGTTATCCGAATTTATTTCGAGTAAAATCTTATCAATTCCAACCCTCTGTATATCCATGAGAGGGCTTAAAAAAGCCTGCGCCTGATCTTTGCTGAAGTTACCTTGAAGCATTATTTCGTCTCCTGCATATCATTTTACAGGATTCCACAGTATATCAATAAGGAATATTGATTTTACTTGCCTCTTATAAGGTCAAGATATTCCTTTATTGATTGCTCGGAATCTGGCAAGGTAATAAGATTGACTGAATCGTCTTTCTCAAAGATATAAAACCAATATTCCAAATCGCTTTCTATTTTTATAACATTACTATAAGAATTGAAGTGCCTATCAACTAATCCCGGTATATTCGAAACACTTCCAGAAATAAGATTGTAGTAATTTGGAACTAAGTTATTTTCCTTCTTGAATATAGTGTCATTCTTCATATTATCATATAACCAGTCTGCAACCACTTTTACATCAGTAGGTCCAATCCTTTGAAGAGGATCCTGTTCAATGATAGTATTTGTTTTGACCTTTTCGTTTATCTTATAAAGAATATTTAACTTATCATTCTTATCGACTGAGAACAGATTTGCAACTCGGATAATAGTAGTATTACGTTGACCCTTCCCCTTAGCCTTTAAAGTTTCTTCTACTGAATTTTCGTACAGTTGTTTACTATTAGTGTAATCGCTTATCTTACCACGAACATTACCTTCCTTTATTTTCTGATAAACATAATCAGTACTGAAGTGAACTAATTTTATATCTGCTCTTGAACAACGTTCACCAAGAATATATGGAAAATCAGTATTGATCCACACCAATCCCTTATCAACTTTATTTGCCTTGGATACATTGGTTTGAGCGGCACAGTTGATAATAACTATGTCTTTAGTTTCAGTAAGTCTTGCAGCTTCTTTGATGCGATCAACGAATGTTTGCACATAGGTCGTATCGTAATTAGGGAATCGCTCATAAACTGGAACAACCTGATGATTAGAGACTCCCATATTATCGAATAGCTTATTAACAACTGCTTTACCAAGTCTTCCACCCGCTCCAAGAACCACATATACTCTAGTATCCTTGAGCTTAGGTTCATGACGGATTTCATCTATCTTTTCCTTTTTATCTTTACCCATGAAAAGAGAGGTTGGAAAATTGCCCGTAAGTGAAGGCTTGTTATCAATATTACGGTATGAGTGAATAATTGGAGGAGCCACCTTGACTCTAATTATTTTAGTTGGGTCTGTTCTGAATGTCTTAGTTTCACCTGTTTCTGGATTATTAAGCATATAAACCATATCAGCACGCCAAGAAACAAACCAATCGGTTTGTCCCTCATGCTCATGTGGACCTCTAATAACATATGGGGCGGTTTCCGACCAATATGACATGGTGGATTCCTTCATCATGTCATCATCAGTTCGCCATAGCTCCACAAGTGAACCGCGGGGATCTTTATATTCTTTTACCTCATCAATGATGACTTTTCCGTCAAACCATTCGTGAAGTGTCTTGTGGGCTACTGTGTTCATGTTATACTCCGAAGTTTTCTTTCTTTTCTATGTACCACTTGATAGTTTCTTCAAATCTATCGACTATAGAAGGGGCATCTTTTTTCCACGGTACGCAGTCATATAAAGCATATACCTTATCATGACCCTTTCTATCTTCAACATATTCTATTGAAGATTTTATATTATTATCAGAAAGTATATTACGCCAAGTCTCAACCCATTCTATGTTTGATTTGAGGTCTTGCGGTGCTGCTATATGATTTACAACATCATACTGCTGTGGACTTTCTAGGATGTCAGCGATTATCTTCACCGTATCCTTCACAGGAGTCCATTGACGCATGTTTTTACCCTTACCGTATACTCGGATGTTCTCGCCAGCCAAACTGCGTAGAATCGAAGCGGGGAGCATCTTTTCAGGGTGCTGCCAGGGTCCAAACTGGTTAGCCATACGAATGATTCGGAGGTTTAAGCCAAAAGTGTGTTGGAGGCTCATGAGAAGAGCATCTTGCGCTACTTTGGAAGCTGAGTATGGGTTTCCAGGGGCAAATGGAGTGGTCTTGCGGAACCATGAATTAGTATTATGGGCAACATCATAATCAATATCACCATATACTTCATCAGTTGATATGTGAATAAAGTTTTCTATATTAGCTAGACCAAACTTGCGACAAAGATGTGCTGGAAGTGAGGCGTTTTGTTCATAAAGAGTATATGGATCTTTTATACTGTTATCGACATGAGATTCAGATGCTAGATCAAGAATATCAAACTTATCACTAGGTTCGTGTACTATTTTTCTATTATGAAAATCTTTGGAATTAATATCAGATTGTATGTCAACTAATTTTATTTTTTCCGTGTCGAAAAGATTTGCCAAATCGTAATAATGAGAATTATTAAATTCCGTAGCATATCCCATTTTATCTATACTTATAACACTCTTGTATTTTCTAAGTAGATCCTTTCTATCGGTTATAAGATGCTCAAGTAGATTTATACCGATAAATCCAGCGCAACCAGTTAGTACAAGATGTTTCATACTATCTCCTTTAAGGATACATTCTCCTTATAACCCTCGTTTTCAGGCGTACCATCTGGTACCCACATTGAACTGATAGTTTTAGATTTTATTTTGTTTTGATTTATAAATCTCATAAACTCTTCGAATTGATTAAAATTTAAACTAAATTGTACAGTCGTTCTAAATGAACCTGATTTAGTAAAATAATAGTCGTCCATTGTACCTCCTAAATATTAATAGCCAGCGAGGGGTTACCTCACTGGCTATTATATCAACCTTTCAACTTATATCAATATTAGAAGGGATCTTCTTCGTTGAAATTTATCCGGTCGATATCAATCTCACCCTCACCCGCTGCGGCTGCCTTTGGAGCGGTCTTCGGTTTAGCGGCTGGCTTTGCAGCAGGTTTAGCTGCTTCGGCTGGCTTCTGTACAGTCTGAGCCTTTGGGGTTGGTGCTGCGACTGGTTCCTCTTCAGTCAACTCAACCTGTTCGGCGTCGTTGGCTCTGGAAACTTCAACTTCACCAGTGCTATCCCTTGTAACGGTTTCAGGGGAAACTTCACCATCAGGATCAGCACCGCCAGCAGTCTTACGACCTTCAAGGATAGCCTTTAACTCATCATAGGTCTTACGCTTCTGACCAAGGATAAGCTTATTCAAGTCACGAATCTGATCATGAATACCATCAAGCTCGACTTCATCTTCTACGATGGGCGACGGGCTTCTAGCGAAGTCAGACGAATCATAGTTAGCATATCCACCAACCGACTTGATTACGATATTGAAATCAAAACCATTGTGTGCATCCCAAAAGAACATACGATGCATTGTCAAGGCTTCACTAAGCTTATCGAAAATCTTAGTTCCAACTTCCCACACGAGAACCTTACCAGTCTGATTGGTTTCACCCTTGCGAGGATCTTCCTTGACGAGAACATTCATATGCCAACGCTTCTTGCGCCAGAAAGCTCTACCGATATCTTCGGAAGTCTTATCCTTCTTGGCAAACCAGAACTTCGAATATTCACAGATTGGGCACTTGCCCTTATCACCTTCATAAGTGTGCGGACATACTTGATAAGTATTCTTATCGGCACCCTTTGGCTTAAAAATGTGAACTGAGTTTTGGATCCAAGGTTCGGACGCTCCACCGTCTACATGAACATTTGGAAGAATACGAATTTTATAGATCGTTCTAGCCTCACCCTTTATCTGCTCTGGATTGAATCTCCAGTCGAAAGACTTCTTATCATCTTTCTTAAAGGTGGCGTTTTTGGAATCTTCCAACTTCTTGCGAAGTTCCTCGAACTGATCCTTGTTTACTGATGCGAACTTGCCCATACTTTTCTCCTTGCTTCTCTGTTATTATCTTAGAGTCTTCTAGTTTTTCAATTGGCGATTCGCCACTTATAGGTTTCTTCTAAGATATCTTATGATGAACGGAACACCCGCTCAACGAATGTATTTATATTACGCCTCAAGAACCTTTCGCTCACCTTCGATGTCACGCTTAAGGGCGTTTTCCTCGGTGAACTTTTCAGGGTAACGCTTTGCGAGTTTGGCTATATTCTTTTCCCAAACCTCTTCAAAGGAAATTCCAAGTTCGTCACACATGATAGCGAGATACCAAAAAACATCTCCAATTTCTTCTTTCATGTTAACCGCATCAAACGGCTTGCCATAAATCTTGGTTTTCTTTAAAGCGTCCATAACTTCACCCGCTTCGGTGACGAGTCCCATAGCAGCATGTTCTATGCGCGGTGGAACCCAATGCTTTTCAGACTTGAGAATGGCGAACTGATATTCGCCAACTTCGGTTCTGATTGCCTTCTTAATGTATTCTGCTGGTTTCATTTAGCCCTCTTTTTCTCTCATACGGTGGAATGCTTCTTCTTTGATCTTTATTTTATTAGTGTCGTCCAGTTTATCAAACGCCTCTTTGTCGGACATATTCATAACTGTTTTTAACTGCATGACGGCATCGAATATATTCATATTGTATTTTATTACAAAGTGATTTACCATTTTGTTATAAGCTGATTTAACTATGGCATGAACTTTATTTGGGGACAGTTTATATAAAGCCGCTATCTCTTCATATGTTAATTGGTCTGGTTTTGCGACTCTCATGACTTGCCTCCATTCTGGTTCTTATTCTTACTCTTATAATCATTTATGGCATCGACAACAGCCTGAGTTTGTACCTCGTTCTTCGATTGCTCCTCATCAACTATTCTCATATGTTCGTAGTCAACAGACATTACGAAGCTCTGACCATTACGACTCCATCTTGACTTGGCGACATGCCAGTACATTTTATTTTCACTATCAGCATTATCATCACGGGATACCATGATCATAACATCGGCACCGTGAGCAATACCCATCGAATCTGAAGTTTTCTCAAGACCGACATGAGTAGTATTATAGCCTTCTCTATTGACCTGAACTGCTGAGAAGATAGGTATCCCATTTTGAACACCAACGGCTCTCAACTCTTCAGTGATGGTTTTCATTTTTCCATAAGAATTATCGGAAAAAGACTTACCATTCGGTACCATAAGACCAATATAGTCAACACAAATAAACTTAGGTCTAAAGCCCTTCTTTAACTGCAATTCTCTCAAAAGAGCGTTTATGCCATTTGCGTTAAGGAAGCCTGGAGGACACTCTTTAATAATAAGTCTACCAAAAGGCTTTACACTCGGATCTTCTTTACTTAGCTGATCACGTTCCTTCCGTTTACGAACAACACGCTCCATAAGTTCATCGACATTATTTGACAAATCACCCATTGCTATGTCTGAAAGGTTTGCGTCAATTCTATTAGCAAGAATGTTTTGATTTATTTCAAGTGTTATATACAAACCATCCAAACCACTGTCGATAAGCTTATAAGCAATATGACCAAGAATAAGAGTCTTACCAACATTGGTGGCAGCGCCAAACATAATAAGCGATTTATTTCGCCAGCCACCACCAATAGCTAAGTCAAGCTTCTCATGTCCAGATGGAATAACTTGAGCGGGGTTCCTAAGCTCTTCCATACGCTTTTCTAGGTCATCGAAATAGTCAAGACCTAGATCCTCATCAAAGTGAACTTCACTAGCCTTCAAAACCATTGCAGCAGCGGCTTCGGGATCACCCTTGTCAAGATGCTCTATACACCCCATGAGAGCATTTTTTATTCTTTGTATTTTAACAAATGACTTGACTTCATCCTCTATCCACTGTGTAAAGTCTTCACGCATTTCAAGCTGTCTACACTCGTGGATAGAGTCTATAGATTCTTCAAGCTTTGCAGCGTCTTCTTTAACCAGCTTTGGTAAAAGAGTCTTTACGACCTGTTCAATAGTTGGAGTTCTATGATAGTGTAAATAGAATTTCTTTACACATTGTATAACTCTAGCTACGGATGGGCTGAAGAATTTAGCCTCAAGCTTATCTAAAAACTTCACGGAGAAGTTAGCATCGCTGAGAACCGCATTTAGAATATAAAGTTCTGTTTTGTCTGACATGGTTTCCTTAATCTTTAGTTCATTTTAACAGTGATTAAGAATTAGTCAATTTTGGGGATCTACCTTATCAGAATCGGATGGGTCCAAAGAATTCTCCATTTCCTCTCCGTAAGAAGCGTATTGAATATCATTACTAATCTTCTTGTCAAGTTCTGGAAGAATAGGCTCCCAAACATCAGCGGTATATAAGTCCTTAGTGAATACAGATTTTCCACTATGCTTAATTAACCATCTAACGCCAGTCTTCTCTATGAATCCATATTTTACAGCATCTTCCAACAACCCCTGATAAGGCAATAAACCTTCCTTAAAGTTGATAAATGCTTCAGCAGTCATTCCTTCTGGAACATAGCGATTCTTCATAGTAGTGAATACCATTCTATTTCCAACTTTAATCTTTTCATTACTATTATCAAGCACACTCTTCTGCTCTTCCTTAACAGCATATTTCTTAATACCCAGCATGTACGAAACCATATAGATAAATCCATTT